GTGCTCCCTAACGCTTCAGGTGTGATTACTACCCTCCACGTCGACGTCGCTTGGCCACCGGCCCCGCGACGTAACCCTCTCGTACGCTGACACTCGAGATTCGCTCTCGACGAGCAATCTTCCGAAGTTGTCGCCACAAAGTTATTAGCTTCGCAGATGGCGCTTTCTCGTCGTCAAGACGATAAGCGTACTCCACCTTCGAAGGGAGGAGATTTACTCCTTCCTCCGAGGCTCCAAGTTCTTTAAATAACTCGTATAACGAAGACCAAGTGGGAAGTATGTTCGGATCCAGAACTCTCAGACGGTCATCGATCTCCTCGTAAGACTTTCTAAGTCTATTAGAGAACGGTCGGGCGACCCATTCGACAAAGAATTCGTTCCAGCCAACGGCTGTTCGACCGAAGTCGAAGAAATTCTGAGTCTCCTGAGAAAAGAACTTCTTCTCCTCCCAGGCCGCACCCTTAGCGGTTGCTTTATTCTTTGCGTCCTCTAGTTTCGATTTTACTCGAATTTTCAAGTCCACATAGGTAGGCATACTTAAGTAGTACAATAGGCCACCGAAACGGCTCGTTCGACCCAGAAGCTCACGAAGGGTCCTAGACCACAGTGATCTAGCGATAGTCCAACGGTTTGGATCTATCAGCTGACCCTCCTGCGTCGCCGGTGCTACGTTAAGTAGCCATGCCTCAAAAGGCATGGGGAATACCCCACCAGGTCGGCAAAGGTAGGCGATTAAGCCTGATAGACGATTCCCTAGACCTAACGCAACTGGCAGTCGCGCCAAGTTTCGGAACCCGTGACCGCAGAAGCGTGCTACGGAAGAGATCCGAATCACTCCGAATTTCATATTCTTCGCGACCAGTTCCCCTAAGGCCCCAAGGGACCGAAGTGCTACTAGCATTTCTGCCAGTGAAACTGGTGTAGCGTCCCGCCCCCGTATCCAAGTTCGCTTAGCGAACTCCAAGGACCCGTCTTTCGAAACTAGGCTCTTAGCGAGCCCAACTTCTACTCCTATGTCTTTCATGATACGGAGGTACTCCTTTGCTACGAGGCGATCAGCTATGACCACATCGTCACCGAGAACTGCATACAACAGGAACCATCCTGGTGCTGGGTTCACTCTGAACGCAGCATATTGCACAATCGCATGATGTGTGAGAGCTAACATGGCCCAACTAGAGAACGCACCCATAGGCTGTCCGACCGCGTAAAATACGCGGTCGAACCCCAAGTTCCACGATTTTGCGGAACGAGGGAGCCCATAGGGTTGCCCAACTAGTAAATAAGCCCATAACTCGCACAATTTCTGACCCAGAACGGGCTTCAGTAGCTCCACCTGCAACGCAAGTGGTAGTCTATCTGTCGCCGCTGACAAATCATACGATGCAACCCATTGGCCTTGCTTCTGGAAACCTTCAACCAACCGCTCCACCGGAGCAGTTTGATTGAAAGTACCATCAGTAGGAACCATGCGAAGTCTATCGAAGATCCACTTATGTAATGGGTACATAAGCGTCTGAGTTAGAATATTCACCATGGCAAATACTCGAATTTTTCCGGGTTCCTCCTTGAACCCTAACCTCCCGAACCACAGCGGTTTACCCCAGATGAATTCCATGTACCACATCAGTCGAGCCGATTGATGGCGATACACGTGAAGTGTCATCCAACGCAGAGGGTCTCCCCTCTGCGCGAACCATAAAGGGTAAACTTGTCGCCCCTGCTTAAGATCTGATAGATGCGTCCATTTACGGCGCCACTCTTCAGAGAACTTTGCTTCCGCACAGAACTCCTCAAGTGCCCAAGTTGCCTTGAGTGCCATTCCTTTCCACAAGGTATTCAGACCCCAAACCAATTCTAAACCATCCGTGAGTTTGAGCCACTGCCGCAAGGCAGCGTTCATTCCCGGATGCGCTCCATAACAGAGCACATCCCACGGCAGCGCCATTACTGACGCCCACCCCCCCGAATTCGGGGAGGCTTTCCGTATAAATGGGATAGAATAGGGAGTCAAAGCTCTTGTCGGATCCATCTTCCATGCGTCACCGGTAATAAATCGGATCTTGTCATAGAAGACAGGTACCCACTTAGACCAACCCATCATGAAATCAGAGATATCGATCCCCGGTTTCGTGATCGTTGTAAGTTTTAGCGTCCCCTTGAACTCAAGTACTCTGTACAGTGAGAACAAGCTTAACCAAAATCTCACAGTTGCAACATCGCCCTTAATTATAAGGCTACGTTGTTGTGGATTGATCATTCGTGGAATACCACGACGAGTTCTTGAGACATTTGCGCCCAAGGCCCAAGGGCTTGCATCTGTCATCCCACCCGCGGCGTGCTGACACAGCACGTAGCAAGCTTTCAGATAGATTGCAGTTCCCTTGGAACCCATCTTCTCGTACATTTTTGCTACGTTCTTCGCGAATCCCCAGGTAACCTTCACGGAAGAAAGTGTTAGATGCCCAAAGACTATTGGGACCACTCGCAAGAGCAGTCCCGCTAGTTTTGCTTCTGTTTTTACACAGAAGGACCAAGTAAGTGCTTTTGGCACCAGCGCTCTGTAAAGAGATCTGATGTTCA